TGTACCCACCCTTCTGTGATAATCTTGGTTAAGATTAAGCGGTCTTGAACAAGAAGAAGTTGTTCGCGCCCAATGTGCACAATGCACGCTCAGACAAGAAGTTAACTCTCATTGCATCCAAATCGCTAGTAGAAGCACCACCGGCAGAACCAGTAATCCAAGTCTTGTAGCGACGGTTCTCAGTTTCGCTAGCGCGGTAACGAACGTGCAAGAAAGGACGTTTAGCGTTCTTACCCATCACCATGTCGTAAACGTTAGTAGAACCAGCAGGAACCAACACGCCATTAACTTCACCACCATTGATACCACCACGCAAAGTTGCGTCGTTCAAGTATTTCCAATCGGTCTTGTAGAAGTCATAGCCACGCTTGAAGCCTTTGAAGCCCAAGTTCAACGCCATGTTTTCGTCGTTGTTAAACACACCGTAGCTAGTTCCGTTAACGCCGTAGCTGTTTTGGGTAGACAACATGTCATCGATGTCGAAACCGAAGTTACGGTTAACGAACAACATGTTTTCTTGAATAGAACCTTGCTTGTCCAAACGCTGAATGATTGCGTCGAAATCAGCCAAGGTACTTGGGTTTCCACCACCCCAAACGTTACCACGTTGTTCGATAGTGTAGAACAAACCGTCGGTACCCTTGTTTCCTACGTCACCGGTAGCTGCGATAGCGCCAGAGGCGGTTTCAGCAGGAACGCCTTCGATCATAGCCATTTCCAAGTAGTCCTCGAAACGCAAACGAGTTTCGTGCTCAGACTTGATGTACCACAAGTAGCCAGTTGCACCATTCTCAGTAGTAACTTCTACCCATCCGATCTGAGCCATGTCAGAACCAGATACTTCGTAGTTGTCCTTGATGATGATAGGGCTGTTGTCGAAGATTGAATCTTCAGCCTCCAAAGAACCAGCCATTCCATTGCTGCCCTTTTTAAACTCAGAACCGTAAACAAATGCAGTAGAAGCAGTTGATACAGGGATGGTCTGACCACCAGCAGCGTAGTAAGCTACAGTGAAAGTCAATCCAGATACTGCGGTGATGATAGCTTTGTCGCTTTGGGTACCACCAGCATTGCGAGACAAGAACACAGTCTGACCTACGCGGAAGTTACAAGCAGTAACGCCTGCATCAGCAACTGTCCAAGTAGCGGTGTCAGAAGCAGCAGCAGCAGCAGAAGTACAGCTTACATACTTAGTATGCAAACGACCTTGCTCTGCCCACTTAATCAAGTCAGAGTTAGAAGGCATCTCAGCACCTACTTGGCGCAAGAAAGATGCGATAGAGCGATTACCATAACGCTCGAATTCCTTCTCGTAAGTATCAGGAAGATACTGATTCAAGAAATCGAAGTTGGTAATGTAATTTGAAGGCAAAGTTGCCTTAACGGATGAGGGGGTTATAGCAAACCCGGGACTCACTTGAACTGATCCAGCCATAGTTTTGTTTTTTTAGTTTTTTGTTTTTTGTTATCTGTTACTCATTTTTATCTTGAGCCCACTTCCGTGGTCAGAGTCCAAAGCAACAACTTTGAAACCAGTTGTAGGCGTGAGCTGTGGTGCCGACCGAACGTCCATTTGGATGTTCTTTGACTCCTTTGCTACACTATCTACTGCTGCCGCTCTGCCTTGCTCATAAAAGTGCTTGGCAAAGCTGTCTGGGTTCATTGCTACTGCGATAGCTCTGTGGTATGCAGCTGGGTCTTTAATGAATCCTTTCTCGTCTAAGAAAGAACCAATAAACTTGCTTACGTCAGATTGAGCCTTCTTCAGTTGTTCTGGACTGCCAGGTTTAAACGAGAGAGACTTGTCGTCGATCTTAAATTCAAAACCTTTGAACTGATCGCTGAAAAGCTCGTCTGTCTTCTTAGCAAAGAACTCTGAGCGCTCTAACTGAGCCTTCTGCACTTCCTCGGATTCTTGAGCATATCTTTTGAAGTCCTCGTACATACTTTTCTCTTCGTCAGAAACTAAGCCACCCATTGACTCAACGGGCACCTTGTACTGTTCCTTCAGCTTGTTGAAGTAGTCTTTGGCCTTTGCAAGATCTTTTTTCATTGCTAGCTTCTTCTTCTTAACGTCTTTTGGATCGTCAAGGTCTTCATCAAAGTCGTACCGAGTCTCGATTTCGTACTTTACGTCTTCGTCGTCATACTCTGGATTCTCCTGTTTGATGAATTCAGCTAGCAGTTGATTTGCAGGAACATCGTCGTAGTTCTTATTCAGCTGAATAAAATCTTCGATTCCTCGTCCGGTCTCTTTCTTGTATTTCAAGAACGCAGACACGTCTTCTGGTAGTTCCTCCGCCTCTTTTCTCGCCTCGAACAAATCGTCAACTGAGTTGATTTCTTTGTTGTACCGATTCTTTAAATATGTAAGAACGTCTGTATCTTCTAGCTCCTTGGCTTGCGCCTCGTTGCTTTCGATCTTTTCTGTTGTCCCGTCAGCGGCCACCACTGTGGTTTCTACTGGGACTTCTTCTGACGACAAGCCGTGCTTTTCGTCATGTTCCTTCAGAAGTTGCTCTTCGATTTCTTGAACAGACTTCTGTTCCTCGAAGGCCACTTCCTTTACTTTGAATTCATTTTCCATATAAGATTTGATTTTACGTCACAAATTTACGAATAAATGTGACACGCTATTTTGGCTCAAATGACGCTAGGTCAAAGCCATCAAGGGTGTCCTCATTCGACTCGAAATCAACCGGTGGCAAATTGTTTTTTCTTTGCTCGATCAATTTTGATTGCTGTGTATTCTGAATAGAAATCCGCTTGTCTTTAGCTTCTTCCTTCATTTTTTCTTTGTCGTTAATCATGCTAGCATCAACGCCCTTCAACTGCATGTTCATCTGGAACTCTTGCTGCATTAATTGCAACTTAATCTGAGCTTCCTGTTGCATTGTTTGAACTGAGAACATAGACTCTGCCTCCTTGATGCGGATCTTAGACTGTGTCTCTGCTTCGATCTGTGCCATCTTGGCCTCGGCTGCTGCCTGTGTAGCTGCAATGTTAGACTGAGACTGAAACTGAGACATCATCTGCTGTTTCTCCATGTCCTTCTTCTCCTTGTCCTTGCGCTTAACCTTCAACAACTGGTTAGCAACCTTCAAGTTCTTGATCTCGCGAATATCGATCGCGTCTTCAAGGGCGATCTGGTCACGGCTCAATGCCATCTGGATGTTTGCCTCAAGCTGTTGCTTCTCCTCTTCGTCAGGCGAAACCTCGATGAAGATGCCAAAGTCGTGCAAGTAAAGGTCCTTGATGCTGTCTAGGATCTGGATGTTGTACTTACCGATCTGGTTAGCGAACTCCTCGCGGAACTCAGCGTACTCCAAGATGTCAGACACACGGCAAGACAACGCCTCAGACAACCTGCGTGTGATAAAGATACCACCGTCAAGAATGTGACGAGTTGCAGTATTTGAGTTAGCAGCTGCGAGCTTCTGTACGCCCACCAAAGCGTCGGCGCTAGGCATAGACCCATCGCGTGCTTCGTTAAGGCCTGTAACGTCACGTAGCATCCCCATGTACTGGTTGTATGCTGCGATCAGGCTAGAGATTTTACCCTGTGCTGCACTGTGGTTCAGCTCCTGAATTGGAACACGTGCGTTGTTAAACTCTCCGTCCTGCGTATAGCTACGTCCGATTACACTACCCGTTTGGAAGTACATGCGTAGTGCATCCTCTGGATTGTAAGCGGCACCGTTACCAAGGTCAACCTCGTTCAGTCCGTCTGCGTCAATAAACGCACCATCTGGCACCATCTTGGTCAACACCTGTTGCAACTTAAGGTGGGTCATCTGGATCAAGTCAGCAAACGCTGTCATCCTGCGGCCCAAAGACTCGATGGCTCCCTTGTACATACGAGGGGCAACCATCACGTAGTTTGAGTACGCATACTGTGACGCAGACTTGGGGCGTGCCATGTTCTTAGACAGCTCCCACTTGATCAACTTGTTTGAGCCAAGAATTAAGATACCCTCGTACCAAACGTCAATACGCTTCTCGATACGCTCGAATCTTTCCTCTTGGTCTACTGGAGGGTTGAAGCTCTCGTCCTTACGGATTATACGCTCCCCACCGCTTTCTAAGAACTTCTTCTTGTATACGAAGGTCTTGTCAGTTTTGTAGTTAAAGTACAATAGGGTTACAACGTCCTTGTCGAACAAGTCGTTCCTGTATGTACGCATGATGCCATAGTAGTCCCACCAAGCAGAGCCAAGCTGTGACGCTTCTTCTAGTTCTGCCTTTGTGATGTCTGGCTTAATCTTGATCAGCTCGGTGATCGGAACCTGCTTTACTTCTCCCCAGTAGAATACGTCGTCAAAATAGGGTGACTCGGTGTAACTGTATACCAAGTTGGCGGGGTCGACAT